AGCTGCAGTTTCAACCGCTGTTCCAACTCCTCAAGATTCGCTGCATCAAACGAGTAGCTGACATACGGCATCCCCGCCGCATGATACTCGCCGAAGAACTCATTCCGATAGCAGTTGTAATAGATGCCGACATCGTTGCCCCGCGCAAAATCCACATAGTCAATGATGAGGAAGGACCCGTTCGTCAGCTGTGCCGGCGCAGATGGACGGACAAAGAGCTCGAAGCCCTCAAGCTCATCAGGAAGTGCGGTGCCATACGTCCACGTCTCGATGCTCTCACGCACGGGCAGTAGCTCTTGTGTTGCCAGAGCGTCAGCGTGCAGCTCCGCTATCACGCACGGCAGTGCACGCCGCAGTTCTCTGCCAAACGCCGTCAAATCGCCGTAAATGAAGGACGGCAGAGCAAAGTCCACCACACCGACCTCTACGCGCAGCTTGTACGATGCTGTTCCGGCATCATAGAAACCGACAACCGCACGGTGCTCCGCCGCACAGTCGTAGCGAAAGAACGCATACTGTGCTTCACACAGCTCCCGCGCTCTCGATAAAACAAAGCCTTCGATCTCTGCGGGGAGCTCATCGAGCACAGTCCACTCCGCGAGTGCCGCATCAATTTCTTCCGTGAATTCCTCAGCCATCAAATACGCCTCTTACTTGCCCGTACGCCCGCGTTTCGTCATCGGAATGCCCTTCGCGCAGAGTGGGCAGCTCTCCGGCGCATAGGTCTCCACATCCATCGTGAGGAGTGCCGCAGCAGGCACATCGCCGAAATCCGCCTTGCCGCCGCTGCGGTCAACGAGCATGGAGACCGCAACGGGAACAGCACCCGCCGCCTTGACCCCCTCAATGACCTCCTTGATCGAGCCGCCCGTCGTCACGATATCCTCGACGATGAGAACACGCTCCCCCTTGCGCAGCGAAAAGCCGCGGCGAAACGTCATCTTCCCGTCCACGCGCTCCTTCATGACGTAGCCGACCATGCCGTTGCCCGCAAACAACTCCTTGAGTTCCTGCAGGGCGCGGGTGCCGCGATCCCCGATGTTGTAGTAGGAGTAATCGCCGAACGCGATGACGGTCTTGCCTGCCTCGACAGCAGGCATATATGCCGAAGAGTAGACGGGATAGCCGAGCAGACGGTCGGGTTCGCCCATCTGGTACGACGGCTGCCAGAAATACGCGCCGTTGGCATCCTTGAGTTTGCGGATGCTTGCAAGCGTCTGGTCATTGACGATGAACGCCGCATTCTTGCGGTAGGGACGCTTGAGGCTGTAGACGAGCGTCACAAGTTCGTCTGCCTTGAGGTCTGCCGCCGCCGTGGTGACGGATGTCTTTGCCGAGGCAAGAAGCCCCTTCGGCTTGTGCGTCCCGTCGCCGTTCAGGAACGCATCCTCCTCAGCGTTGCCGAGTGCCTTGCCAAACTGCTCGATGAGGTAGTTCTCAAGGTTGAAGGCATTGTCGTAGAGCAGTTCCTCCGTCACCTTGACCGCGACGTGGAGTTTGTGCGCGTCAAGAACGATCTGGTCGAAGGTCGCGTCCCCGAAGGTGAGCTGTGCACCCTCCTCAATCCACGATGCCGCAGGCTTTGTAGCGGCAATGTTGATCTTATGCTCCCCGCTCGTGGTGATTACCGTCGCAAGCGGGCGCAGGACGTTCTCCTCATTCAGAACGTCGATCAGACGCTTATCGTATTCCTCGGGAACGAGATAGCCGCCGTTTGCATCCACGCCTTCCTGCAGGACGTTCTCTACCTGCCGGAAGTTCGTGCGGAGTGCCTTCAGCATTGCTGCACGGTATGCCTCGCTTGCACGACCTGTCTTTTCAGAGGCGAATCCTGCGCCCGGCAGATTGGTAATCGCTGCTGCGGTCGGCTTTGCAAGCTGCGCGTCGAGAATTGCCTGACGCTCCATGCGCTCGATGTCCTTGCCGAGCGTGAGCACCTCGTTCTCCATTTGCTCGTATGCTTTGGCATCTTCGGCTGTGAGATGCCCGTCCTTCTCATGAGAATCCAGAAACTGCTTTGCCTGTTCCCACATTTCTGCACGCTTCTCGCGCATTGCCATGATCTTATCCATGTTCTTGTCCCTCCGTTAGTGTGAAATAGAAAAGAGCCGTCGTTTGAGCGGCTCTGCATCGATAATGTTTGATTGTGTTCCCTGCCCGAATTTCGAGAGCAGAGAGTTTGTGACAGCGGCGCGAGAGAAGATCAGCCCGTCTGCCGCATCGGTCACAGGACGCTGTGCGTCCGCATAGAGAACGGAATCCGCAAATCCAAGCTCCACTGCTTTCTTTGCGTTCATCCATGTCTCGGCATCCATCAGCCGTGAAATCTTCGCACGGGACAGCCCCGTCTTGATCTCATAAGCGTTGATAATGCTCTCTTTGATCTCGGCAAGGAATGAGATTGTTCGCTCCATCTCGTGTGTGTCGCCAATGGATATGGTCATCGGATTGTGGATCATAATGGTGGCTACGGGCGACATCTCCACGGTCGATCCTGCCATCGCAACAACGGATGCAGCAGAGGCGGCAATCCCGTCAATCTTAACGGTGACATTTCCCTTATACTCCATGAGCATATTGTAGATCTGTGCCGCCGCATAGCAGTCCCCGCCCGGAGAGTTGATCCAAAGGTCAATATCTCCCTCGGCGGCGTGAAGCTCAGATCGAAACATCTGAGGTGTGACTTCATCGCCCCACCATGTTTCGTCCGAGATTTCACCATCCAGAAGCAAGATACGCTTCTCCCCCTCGTTCCGTACCCAGTTCCAAAATTTACGTTTCATCACTTACTCCCTTCTGACTGCCGGCAAACAGCCCTGCGTCCCTCAGTTTTGTCATATTCCCGTTGATGAGATACAGATCTCCACCCTCGTCTGCTTCGATGGGATTCATGTCCTCAAGGCAGCGGATGTCGTTTGCCGAGAGCCATCCGTTCTGCCGCCCGATGGCATATCCCTCCATGCGGCTCTTGTAGTCCCCACGCAGAAGCCCATCCACATTAAAGCGGATGAAGTAATCCTTCCGCTCCTTGTCCGTCAGCAGTGCTTTCTGCAGCGACTGCTCCCACCGCACGACCCACGGGTTCAGCGTGTACTTGACGAACTCGAGGGACTGCTGCTCGATGTTCGAAAACGAGGATTTCTCCAAGTCTCCTACCATATGCGGCGGTACACGGTAGAGCCGCGCAATCTCGTCGATCTGGAACTTCCTCGTCTCAAGGAACTGCGCCTCCTCGGGCGGTATGGCAATCTGCTGATACTTTACGCCTTCCTCAAGGACGGCAATTCTGCCCGTGTTCATCGTACCGCCGTAGACGGCGTGCCAACTCTCACGGAGCTTCGACGGGTCTTTGAGCACCCCCGGATGTTCGAGTACGCCTCCCGGACGCGCACCATTCTTGAAGAATGCCGCGCCGTATTCCTCCGTCGCAAGCGCAATGCCGATGGCGTTCTTTGCCATAGCGATGGGAGAATAGCCGACAAGTCCGTCAAAGCCGAGTCCCTGAATGTGGAGCACATCTTCACGACGCAGACGAATCTGCCCCTTGTCCGCAAAATTCGGATTCTCCTCCGTGCTTCTCGTGTAGGTGTAGTAGAGTTCGCCTGTCCGACTGTCACGGCTCACCTCCATCTTGTCCGGGAGAAGCGGATAGAGTCCAAGGACACGCCCACTGCCATCCCGCAAAATTTGTGCGTAGGCATTTCCCCAGAGGAGGAGATGTGCCATGAGCGTCTCACGAAAGACGAAACTCGTCATCTCGGGGTTCGGCGCATCGTGGAGCAGGAAGTACAGGGGATGCTCCGGCACACGCTCCTTGCCCTGCCCTTTGTATGCGTAAACATGAAGGGGCAGCCCTGCGATAGATTCCGCGAGGATGCGCACGCAAGCGTAGACCGCCGTCGTCTGCATGGCAGTACGCTCATTGACCGCCTTGCCCGCCGCTGTCTGTCCAAACAAAAAGGACAAGCCGCCGAGGTGATTCTTGGGCTTGTCCCGTGAACGGAAGAGTTTTGTGAAGAAGTTCATGGAAACCTCCATTTCAGGTTTGTAATTTTTATGTCCGCTGCAATCTCCCAATCCCCATGTCTTGCACAATATTCGAATTTGATTTATACTAACCATATCAAATGTGGGAAATCCCACTCCTTAGAACGGAGGAATATGTATGCAAGCTGCAATCAAAGGTCGCTATCAGGCTCACTTGGATGCAAAGAAACGTCTGACACTGCGCGGTGCTAAATATGATTATTACGAAGTACAGGAATACGATAACGGCATCATCCTGCTAGAGCCGCGAGAACTGGTTCGTCCAGAGGAAATATCGAAACGTACGCTACAGATGATGGATGAATCCATCCGCAATCTGAATGCAGGAAAAGTTTCTGCACCGATTGACCTCTCCGGATTCTGAATATGGATTTTTCGATTCATATGGGTATTCCTGAAATGCTTGAACTGTGGATGCGTCTGCACAAAGAGAGCATGGATGGAAGTATTTCAAAAGCAGATGCCAACCTTTATAAAAAATGGGGCAAAGCATTAAAACTTCTTGCTTCCAATCCATTCTATCCAAGCCTCCATACACACGAAATCCAAG